ATGCTCCCATTGAGAAAGAGCCTACCTCATACATTCTACGAACCTCTTCCGTAATCCTGGTAGAAAGAGTTCCGCTATAAGTATTCTGTTCTGCATATCCAGAGTAAGGAACTGCTCCTTCTGGAAGTGCAGAAATAACAGATTCATCAAAGTTCCAGATCAACAACATGCGAAGAGCATCATGATTGTATTTCTGAAGAACCTCTACTTTTTTTGCTTTGGATCTTTGTCTAGATATGAGATCTAAAATCTCAAAAATGAGAGGATTATTTGGAAGATCTAGACTTTGGGTTGTCTTTGGTTTACTCGTCGTCGTCTTCTTCGTCGTTGATTTCGTAGTCATGATAGTTTTCAAAGTTAAATGCGATCACCTCATCTGGTATCAGGTTACCCTGATTGTCAAACATTTCGGGGTGAGGTCTTGGTACTTCCCGATAGTTCATCATGTATTCTCTGGCAGTCCATCCAACCAGTGCTCCCACTATAAGAAATAAAATTGTCAAGAATGAGCCAAATACTAAACTAGCTGCTAACATTTTTCTTTCTCCGGGAAATTACTTTTCTCTTCCTTGACTTAAAGGAAAACTCGAAATAGATGGTAACTTCCCTGTTTAGAAAGCAAACCATCTTTTCGAAGATGATATGAAATGGATAAGTCTGCTCTCTTTTACCTCCATTAAGTAGAAACTCAATACCACGATTTCTGTGGATCTCTGATTTATTTATGTTAGGACTTGATGACTTGTTGTTCTTTGAGGAATTTGATTGTGTCAACAGAACCTCCCAATTTTTTATTGTCACATACTACCTGTGGGAAGGTAGATCCTTTCCCAAACTCGGTATAGAATTCTTCCTTGGTAAAATGCTCACCAAGATTATAGACCACAAAGTTACTGCCTGTCAACTCCAAGACAGATTTTACTTTGTGACAATAAGGACAATTTTCCTTAGAATAAACTGCAAAATTCATGTTGTCTTTTTTTCTTTATGTATTATACCACAAAGCTTGACAAAATACCAAACCATGATTAGAATACCTTTGTTGGGTTTGAAGATACATAATATACACATTAAGAATACTATGAGTTCATTTGCTAAAAAGGGTTGGCATTACATTCCCAATATTATTACTAAAGAAGAAGCAATACAGATCAAGTATCAGAATTTAATGGGTGCTGTAAGAGATCTTGGTGGTCTTAAGACTCACCATGACCCTGAAAGAGGAAATGTAATGACTTGTTATGCTCCACCCTCTTCTACTTTTGTAATGAAAAGAATTCAACCAATCTTAGAAGAAGCACTTGGAGAAGAACTCATTCCCACTTATTGGTTTACAACAACATATCACAATAAAGGATGGATGAATTGTCACACGGATAGACCCTCCTGTGAAGTCTCAGTGACCATGAATATTTCTGGTGATGCACAATGGCCAATTAAACTTAAAGACCTCACAGGGAAGCGTAGAGAGGTTGTAACACCTGTTGGTGATGGTGTTGCATATCTTGGAACTATTGTGCCTCATTGGAGGTCACCATTAAGAACTCATGAGAATGATAGGTTTATGCAGTTGTTCCTTCACTTTGTAAGAAAAAACGGTCAGTATGCTGATTATGCATACGACCGCAATCAAAAGTGTTTTGACTTACTCACTGGGCAATAGTGGATCATTAATCATTTGAAAAGATTTTACCTCATCAAAGGTGTTCATAAGTTCTTGCAATTGAGAATCACTTTCTAGTGAACTTGGAAGAGTAGGATAAGCAGTTGGAAATCCTACACTATTTGGAAGTTCTCTGAGTTCTTGTCTCCAAGTTTTGAATGCGGTTGTTAAGTTAGTTCCAGTTTCTTTTGCCTTGATTACCATCCAGTCAGTGTGCTCAAGCATCTTGTCACGATTGATTCTGAGAACATCATATCTTTTGTTCTGTTGTCTGGTATCATATGCAGAGATCTCTGAATCCCATTGTGTCTGAGAGAGTGTTGTTAATCCAACAGACTCTGTAACCACATAAGGTTGAGTGTATGTCAAGTCATATACCGTAACCGTTTGTGTGGTTGGTTCTGCCTTAGGATTTTCATGATCAAATACCTGCCAATCTTCTTGCCTTTCTGTCGTGCTGGTGATCGCAATGTTTGAATTACTTTGATAGACAGTTAGTTCATCAGAACCTACGGTAACATTATGCTCTGTCGTATCGGGAACATGAGACAGCATAAAGGGGATATTGTTTTCATCTTCTAATGTATATTGTATTTCAAGATGATCAATTTTAGGCATCATCAATCCAAACCGAGTATTAGTTGCCCATTCTCCGTTGTCACGATTCAGATAGTAATGCTTAAGTAATTGAGTCATATTCCTAATAAACTTCTATACCATATTTATCGGCAATTTCTTTATCAACCTCTTCTTTTGTCTTAAATCCTTGAACTCTCATCCAAGTCACCATTGCATAACGATTGCCAGAAGTAACTGGTTCAACAGTATGTGTATACCATCTTGACGAAGGAAAGCATACAAGCAAACCTGGTTCTGGTTTAATCTTGATTCTTAAATCGGGGAATGAAAAGTATCCACCTTCAAAATCATCATTCAAGAAAAGAACCATTGACAAATCTCTATCAATTGTCTTCTTCCATATCTGTGTTCCGTCTGGATTCGTCCACAGACCCTCTCCATCATTATGAGGTTTATAGTGACCGCCAGGAGAATAACACAGAAGTTGTGGTGGCTCACAATCCCTAATCTTAAATCCATAAAATGGATTGATGACATGATCAACAATATTTTTCATCAATTCTTCAATCTGAGGAAGAATATTTCCAAAATCTGCACACTCAACATTCCTTACATTCTTATCAATTTTGGAATGTCTTTCTCTGGTTTCGTCACTTTTCTCTGCATCAAAAACTCCCATTGGTTCTTTGTGGGCAGTTCTCATGTGGTCAGTTAAAAGTTTCAATCCATCACCAGTTACAACTTTGGGTTGAATCAAAACATTAGCAAGAATATCATTCATATTGAAATGTTATATGTGATTTATTTAGTTTGAGAGTCCAACGGTCTCATATCTTATAGTTGGAAGGTCTGATGGGTTTAAGTCTGAAGTTCCTGTCGAAAAATCTAATCTTATGATTTTACATGATACCGAACCATTATAAGCGCCGCCACCAAAATAACCATACAATCTAGTATCCGATGTTGTACCATGTTTCCATATTGGATTAAACAAATTTAAATGATTTGGAGAAAGAGTTTCCGTAGAAAAATCTACTCTATCAGTTTGAGACCTTCTTCCGACATATTGATGATACCCTCCACCAAAATACCCATAATTTTTGTCAGAGGCACCAGTATTATTATAGATATTTCCAGTCAAAACCATTGGTGATACATCTGTAGTATTAGTGGCAAAATTTATTCTTTCTATTTGATTAATAACACCACCATATTGATTCAGTCCACCACCAAAATATGCATTCTCAGAACTTTCAACCGATCCACCCGAATATGAGGTATATCCTAATAATAAACTTGATGGTGTGGTTGGTGTATCGGTATCAAAATCTAAACGTTGAACAGTTGATTCCCCAAATCCGCGTTCTCCTCCAGCACTATAACCATACTGTGAACTTTGAGTTCCAAATACGCTATTGACACCTTTTTCGTGCCACTGATAATAAAAACGCATCGTTTCATTCGAAAAGTCAAGTCTATGCATGTTACTGGAATAATTATAGTTACCAGCTCCCGGAGTTAAGGTTCCGTCACCTGCAAGAAAATATCCATGATTTTTACTGAACATTGATCCCATTTTTCTTTTTTCAGCACCAGATATAAAAGGTCCACCCGGCAGTTTAGATTCTATAATAGAAACAGAACCAGTAGAAAAATCTTGTCTTGCTATGCTACTTTGAGATCCTGTGTCTCCAGAATTTGTAGTTCCGCCTCCCCAATACCCATAAGTTCCATATCCAGTATCTCTCAGACGATTACGAAGAGTGACCGTTTGACCATCAGTAAGAACTGCTCCTGCTACTCCATAACCAAGAGTTCCAGGATTTGTGAATGTTCCGGTGGAAAAATCCATTTTGTGTATATTACTCACCGTATACCCATAATCATACCCTCCAACCCAGTATGCATGACTACCAGAGGATGCTCCGGCAACTGCTGATTTACCTGCAAAAGATGGATTGTTATCGGCAGGCATAGTTTTCCATGCGGGTGCGGGATCAAAAACTTCTGTGGAAAATCTGAATCGATCTATTTCATCAACAAAACTATAAGATGGTGGAGGATCTTTTTGACCTCCAGCCCAATAACCATATGTGGAATCCTGTGTTGTTGCTCTTTGGAATGTACGTTGATTCAGATGAAATCTTTTATTCGATGCTGTTGTTATATTACTTACGGTTTCGTTTGAAAATTGTATTCTGTTTATTGCACAAATCACACCTAATGTTCCTGGTTGTGGTGGATAATATCCGCCACCAAAATACCCATAATTAGAATTATATACTCCACTATTACCAGCGTTCTCAACATTTAATGCACCTACGGGATTAAATGTAAATGTCTCTGTTGAAAAAGTAAATTTTACAACACCAGACTTATAAGCAGCGCTTCTTCCCCCTGCCATGTAACCAATGCTAGGAGTTTGAGCCGTTCCAAATAAACCCCAACCAGCGTTTGATGGAGAATTTACTCCTGGTTGAGACATTGTTTCGGTGGAATAGTCTAATCTATCTTGACTGCTATGACCGTTAGTCTGATCTCCTTGAAACCATGCATAACTTGGAGTTGCCCAAGCCCCAAATCGTGCTCTTCTTGTAGATAAAGTCGATGGGAAAATGGAACTCACATCGGCAGAATAATCTATTCTTTGAATTGCACAAGTGTTTCCATGAGTTAAACTAACAGTACTAGTACTAGGTCCACGTTCGATACCACTTCCACCGGCAAGATAACCTCTAAGTGGAGACAGTCCAATCTCTGGCCAATTATCAAAATTATTATTATTTACATCCTTAACTTGGAGAGATTTAACCTCTTGAAGAGAAAATACTGCCATCAGAGACCAAAGATAGAATAACTCTGAGTTCTCTTTTTCCAGAACTCCATGTGTTTGTATTTATTCAGCACATACTCACTCAAGAACTTTGTATTGTCTCTGTGTATCTTTTCCACACTACTCCTAACCGTATGCATGTTCTCTAAACCATAAACACTATCGTTCTCTTCTTGTTTTGGTTTTACTTCATCAAAACTGTGAATGAATCTTGGCAGTTCTAAAAAATCATAGATTCTGTTCAGTTGTTGTTGGGGATCTTTTACCAGATCATCATAGTCAACTAATAAAAGATACTTATCATATCCCTTTCTAAATGCTTCTGAAAGTGTATGATAATACATTCCAATACTACCTTGTAATGACATTAGAAAGTCTGCACGATTATCATTTGATACTGTAATACCATTCCCAATCAAATGCTCATCAACAAAAGATCTCATATTTGATTTCTGAATCAGACACAAAAATGAAGTTATAATATCATGAATGTCTCTGACTGGGCAGATGATCTTTGGTTCCTTTGTGATGTAATCTTGTATGTGTTCTATCTGATTCACCCACCCTCTTGACTTATCCACAATAATATTTTGTGGAGTATTACAGTAGTAGTTCTCTGGAATAGAGGAT